TATATGACACTACCACGAACTGATTTTAGAAAATTATCTAATCTGGAAAGACCCATTTTTACTAATTCGTTATCCGTTAAGATTATTTATCATCACATATATATTCAACTAAATATTTAAAAAATGTCTATAAAATGAAATCATATTCTGACCTACAAGAGGACTTAGAGCAAAGAAGAAAAGAACTTCAAGCTAAGCAAAAAAAGCAAATTGAAGATCGTAAGAAAAAGGCAATATCATACCGAGATGTAGTAGCTGGCAATATGGATAAAGAAAGGAAAAGACAGCAAAAAATACGCGACGAAGAAGAAGAAAGAAAACAAGCAATACGCGCACGTGCAGAAATGAAGAAAGAAATCAAACGTGAGATAGAACAAGAACGAGAATAATAACTCGAAAAAAGTAATAGGGCAATTTTTGCCCAGAGTTTTTTTTGCCCCGATTTTGGAATAAAAAGTTGAATTTCCCTCAGAGAGGGTCTGAATAAAATACCCTCTCTTCCTCAACCATACCACGTACAAAGCTAAGTACGTTCATAAACTCATCAACAGTATCACACTTAACAGTCTTCTTATCACCTCCATCTGAATACAAATACACTGTCCTTTTACTAGTGTCAATCACACACTTGTTCAATAAATCATCAGACATAATTAAACCTCAACCTGTTACTATATTTTGACCACCATATTTGGGATCATCATATTCTGGATCTGGATATTCTTTCCAGCTATCACCCTCATATTCAGTAATTAATTTATTCACATCCTTTCTTTCAGCATAAACATGGAAGAAACAATCAACTGGCATTCCTCCTTGAGCTTGAAGATATATCTTCTCATTATCCCATCTCTTTACTATAACATTTTGATGAGCTCCAATAGGTTGAAGTTGAACTGAGATACTATCAGTATGAACTAAGTCTTTCCAATAATTAGGTAAAGTAATAACATTATTTTTATTTCTTACTCTTCCCCTATAATAAACTCCAACTTCTGGTCCCTCAATACAAGCATACCTAAGTCGATGCCCTTCTCCTCTACTTGGATGAACCATATCAAATGGTTTTGGTTGCTCATTTGCTTCAATAAATCTTTCAGATAGGGTCATACCCTTCGTTCCTATCTTAAACATTGCATCACCTTGATCATCTATCCAGACAGTTCCATTATTGATATCAATAGCTGTACCTGCTTCACTATTAATTTTAAGAGTGTGTCCAGTCTTACTATCCCCTTCAATATGCACGTTACCCTTTACCTTTACTGATAAATTACAAGGTCTCATTTTTCTATCAACTCCACGTCTTCTATCCTGAGGAGTATCAGGTAAATCAATCAGAGCATCCTCATTATATTCTTCACCAATCATTACTGTGGCTTCCACCTCTTCATATTGAGCATCATTTCCTACTTGAAGTGGTCCTTCTACATAAGCAGATCCTCTTATCTCAGTCTCTCCTTTACCAAGTGCTTTTGGTTTACCACAACCAACAAACAATCTTTTTCCTACAAAAATGTTACCAAATTTCATTTGTTTCTTTCCTCATTAATAGATGTTTTTCCACCACACGTCTTAGATGGTTTACTTCCTTTGGTGGTTCTGTCAGCAAAATCACAAAGTCCACCATATATATTCAAAATTCCTTTACCAATAAAATCAACCTTAGATTCAGAAAATATTTTAGTAGATACTCTAGACTTTATGTCAACAATCTGACCATTCAATGCTATCTTATCATCAGCATCTAGTAAAATGTTTCCTGTCCTACCATCAATACCTTGAGCAGTAAGTTCAATAGACTCTGCTTCTAATTTAATCCTCCCTCTTGGTGCTTTGATTATTATATCACCATTCTCAGCTTCGTACCAGATGGCAGGAATATTTCTTGGTACTTCATCTTTATCAATAAGTTCTTCTACTGCTCCACCTATTTTTTCTCCAACAACACCACCTAATGGACCACCTATAACTCTACCAGCAACCTTACCTATATCAGATATAGCATCTACTTTAGGATCTTTTTTTGGATAATTTTCTATATCTTTACCTGCTTTAACTGTAAAAGTTCCAGGACAAAAAGCTTTTGTAGCTCCTTTAGTACCTTGTTTTGCATTTCCAGTCTCCTCCATAACAATATAGTGACGTCCACCATCAGGACCACTTTCCAACATACAAGCAGCAATCTGATTAGATTCTCTTACCTGACCGAAACTTATCCTTCCATGTTCAGTTCCAATATAATAAGGATGAAAATTTTCTTTTTTAGCCATTAGAATTTACCTACACAATCTACTACTTGAACAAGCGCAGTTGGAACAACTGCTTCGGGATCTATATCTTCTCCCACTCTATTTACCTTAAAGACTGGCATTAATATAGCATTATAACCCTTATCACTTTGAATGTAAATATCTGGATCAGATGTAAATCCAATACCACCATTAATAACATCCACTCCTATAATTGAACCTAAAGGATCACACCTCAAAGATAACTCTGCTCCATTAGAAGGTTCTATAATCACTTTATCTTTAGAACAATCATATCCAAATCCAGGATTAGAAATATTAATCTCATCTATCTCAAGTATAACAGGATACTCACCTGTTCCTAATGTGGGTGATGTTCCTCTTGTAGGTTTATCTGGAGGGAAAGGAGTAGTAATATCAATACATCCTTGCTCCTCTGTTACTATAATAGGAGCTCCTCCTGCTGGTGTCCATTCATCTCCAGGACATACATTTACTACATTACCTGGTTTATATGGAGTATCATAAGTTCCATCTGATCTTTTAACAGTAGTTTCATCCCTATCTGCCCATGTTCTTCCATCTCCACCCTGACTTCCATCAGGAGTAGGAAGATAATCTATACCAGTATCCTCCATTATAACTTTAACTACTTGTCCATTCTCTACTACTGCTGTACCAGTAGCACCCCTCCCATTATCACAAGAATCCCAGAACTTAACACTAGGAGGACCTATGTACCCTCCACCAGGAGTAATAATATCAACACCCAATACAGTAGTAAGAGCACTGACTATAACATTTCCAGTAGCACCTGATCCACCTCCCCCAATAAACTCTACTCTAGGAGGTCCACAGAATATTGGTCCAACATTACAAGAATCTTCAAAGACATCAGAGAAATCAGCATTCTTTGCTACATCAGAAATAGCATCACCAATATTACCAAGACCCTCTACACCACCCTTCACTAACTCAGCAGCTTCCTTTGCTTTACTAAAGATACTATCTAAATTTAAAGTTGCTGTTATCTCAGGACCATTAACAGGGTTCCACTCTTTAACATTAGAACACTTAGGATCTTGATCACAAGAAAGGAATGAAAGAGCATCAGTAGCAAAACCCATTACATCATCAAGAGAAGATGTAGCAAGACCCATACCAGCAAGCAATGCTTTGATAGGTCCCATCACAGATTTTACTGCTGAATCTATCAGTCCACTAATCTTTCCAAGCAATGACCCTACAAAATTTTCAATAGCACACATAGGTGCAGTAATAAATCTATCCATTATCTGATTCAAGAAGTTTCCTACCATCCCACTAAGATTTTTCATTATATTTTTAAAAGCACATGCCAATTCACTATTAGCTTCATCTGCTTTCTCTTTTAATAAAGGAAGTTCGCTAGGGAATACCAGAGGGAAACTATCACTCATCACATCATTAGCTCCCTTTAAAGCATTCTTCTGAAGTTCAGTAGTTATTCTTTTAACATGTCCTGTAATAGCCTTAGTAGCATTATCTTTTACCTTAGCAATTTCAGCATCAACATTAGCAACATTAGTAGATGCTTTTGTTTTCCAATCAGTAAGTGTCTTCTTTAACCTTTCAGTTTCAGAGAGCATGTTCTTAATCTCTCTTTGTATAGCTCCTGTAGGTGCTACTTCACAATCAGTATTAGATGCTACTGTTACAGATTTACTTTCATTTTTATATTGCTCTAAAGCTGCTCCATTCTTAGAGACAGTAGCATTAACAGCAGACTCAGCTATCTCTTCATTATTAGTTTTAGAATTATCAACTCCCTCTGCTACTATATCAGTCTTCTCTTTAGCTACACGTAACTTAGTTCTATCTACATTATCTTTGATTGTATACCCACTAAAAGGTTTGAACCCACAATCTTCTGGAGCATCTTTTAAGATAGCAGTGTATTGGTTGTGTCCAATGACACCCATAATGATAGGTTGTTGAGCATCCTCACCATCTAAAAAGAAACCATATACAAAGTCACCCTGCCTTAAATTAGGAGTACTCATTCCTCCACCAGATACTCCAGCAGTAACTGGGAGCATAACTGATGCCCAAGGAAGTTGTTCATCAGGAAGTTCAGAACCACAAGCAGTATGATACCCCATGATTCTAACTTTATATCTAAAGTCAAAACCTATTTGTTCTTTATTGGTTCTAGTAGGAGAACCTGGAAGATTTTCTTCCCACACATTCTGAGGGGAAACCTGACCAATCCACCAGATAAATCCATCTCTTCCTAGAAAATGGCTCTTTATAAGTCCTTGTTCAATCATTAATCGTCGTATACTCTACACTCTAATGAATCTGGATGATTATCACAATAGACTTCAAGGTGTTGATCCTCATGTCTAGTATGCCAATCATTTATCTTAGCACCACCAGGATTCTCTTCATTCTCCTCATGAGCATGAAAAGCATCATTGTGCATCTCTAAATCTGCTTCAGTATATTCAATCATACCATGATTAACATGCTCTTTATGATCTTTAGGATCAAGATATACTTCATGGTTTAAATCGTGGTCTGGAGTTTTAGTAGTCATAATTTTTAAAATAATAGAACGTCTTCTGATTTAGAATTTTTAGAATCATCCTTAAGAGGTGTTCTTCCAAAGGTGTCTCTTACAAGAGTTAAACTAGTATAAGTTGCTCTTGGAGTAAGATTATGACAAAGACTTGATATCATATATAGTCCCCCACTCTTCTTGTTTGGTTGTGTATTAGGTTCTGTAGATAATTGAGGGAACTCACAATAAATCAAGTCACCAGCACGGAGTTTAAAGTTTCCTGCTATCATAATATTTATTTTAATTGAGAACATTTGATTGTATCTCATCACAGATTGTACCATAGATTTAGAAACATCAAAGTTAGGTTCTAAAGGTTTCTCTTTATCCTTCTCCAATTGTTCCTTAGTAGTCTTACCTTCTACCAATACTCCTATATCAAGAACTCTATTCATCAATCTAGAAATAGGCTTTCTAAATTCTGGAGAAACTAAAGGAAGATCATCTTTACCTAGTGTTTCAATCTTACCCTTACTAGAATCATTAGAAGTTCTTTCACCTTCTTCACCTTCAGATTTTTCTATTGGAGGATCAACACTAAAATTCTGAACCTGATAACTATAAGCCTTAAAATCAAAGAACAAAGTTCTATTAGAATAAGCACCTATAACTAATTGATTCTGCAAATCAATGTCTCTATCAATCTCATAATTTAATATCTTACCTTTATATTGTCCTGACTTTGGATTATCATCTGTATTACTAAAAATATAATTACCCTTAGGTTTATTCTTTTTCTTATCAAACAAAACATCAATAGATTTAAAGTTAAATCCATCATAAGTTTCATAGAAAAGATATCCAGCTGCTCCTCCTACTGATCCTGCTTCTGCTGGAACTGATTTAGATGCTAACCAAGTACAAACATAAAAAGGTTTTCTATCGTTCCCTATAAAATTAAACTTAAGAGCAGTCTCATCTATATCAAGTTTCTTTTTTGTTTTTATTCCAACTCCTTTAGAAGTTTCTTTTGATAATATCTCTCTAATATTATCTGATATTTTACCATCATATCTTCTTACTACTCTACATTGTTCATTAGCAAACAATTCTCTAGGAGCAAAGTCTATACTATAAACATCCTTTTGAGTTCCAGGCAAAACATTCTTAACTCTATTTACATACAACTTATTATCTCTTTTGAATCTTAATTTATTCTTATCATGATCTTCAATTACAATATGTGCTGGCTCCCCTCCACGTATAGGAAGACCATCTAATATTCCTACATTACCTACATCTTTCTTATCAGTCTCTCCACTTTCAACTACAGTAGCAGTCAAAGAAACTGAATTGGATAATACATCCTCATAATATTTTATATCTACTATAGCTTCAGAAGCATCTATAGATTTACCTCCGCCTCCTTCTTTAGCTTGAAAGATTTCAAACTCTCTTATATTACCTGCTAAAGATGATTGTTTAGTTGCCATTCTTATATCTTATAGAGTGTTGCTTTGACTCGAGATTCCATATCTATATTTACCTGACTTAATTTATCTACTCCTAGAGAAATGAATTTACTCCCACCTTCTCCAGAAGAACCACCACCTCCCCCTGCATCATCTCCACTACCATCTACAACCATAGTATCATCATCTCCTCCATCCTCATAAGAAGCTGAAGAAGAAACATCCTCTGCATCAGAACTAGACTCACTCTTTCCTATCTTAGCACCCTCTTCACCAGGAGGGAAGAAAGATTTAATTAATATCTTAGTAGATCTCCAAGGGAATAATACATTCAAAAGATTAGGGAACTTATCTATCTGTCCATCTTTTCCTCCAGCAAATCCTTCTCCTTTAAGCCAATCATACATTCCTAAGAATTTAGTTACCCTAGTTGCAACTGCTCTCCTTCCCCCACCTTCAGGAATAGTAATAGGATCTGTTGTAATTATATTTTTTATATACCTTCCTAACCCTCCAGCAATCCATCCCACAACCTTCTTACCTGTATTGAGAATTTGTTTAAACTTTTCCTTTAACTTCTTAACTGCTGCTCCCCATCCTTCACCCCTAAATCCTTCATACAAAACATCACCAATAAATTCTCCTATTATTTCACCTACAAACATACCTATAGGACCTAAAAATAATCCTAATCCACCACCAATAGCAGCACCCATTGTTTTAAATAGGACTTGATCTAATGGATTGCCAGATAGCATTGAGGTGATAGCAACCAATAGAGGACCAATAACAGGTATCCTAATTGCCTTAGCACCTTTAGCTAAAGTTTTAAATATAGTTTTACCAGCAGAACCTCCCACTACCTTTGCAGCATTCTTTCCAAATAATTTACTAACAAACTTACTAACTTTTCCACCCACTTTAGAAAAAGTTTTTGTAACTTTAGAACCAATATTTTTTACAAGATTCTTTCCTTTGTTTACTACATTACCTACAATATCTTTACCCTTCTGTAAAAATCCACCTATCATCTCCTTTCCTTTGGACGCTAAGTTAGCAATCTTAGGAAAAGCATTGGCAAAACTTTTCATTGCAGCTTGAAGAGCATTCTTTAATCCATTTTTTATCTTACCAACTATACCACTAACCCAATTAAAAACTGCATCTCCAAGACCTTTTAATCCTTTTAAAACTAAATTACCTAAAGCTTTAAAAGGACTTATTATAAGTTTAAATGATTTACCTACCCCTTTCTTAAGAAAATTAACTCCCCTTAATAGAGCTGGCATTCCTTTCTTAAGAAGTTCTACACCTACTCTAAAAGCAAAAATAATATCTCTTGCTCCACCTAGTAATGCATTAACTAAAGACCCAAGAAGAGTCATGGCAAAAAACTTTGCCATTCTAGATAAGAATCCTTCAGCAGCATCCTTTCCAGGTTTCATTAACCTCTTACCTAACCCACCTTTCTTACCTTCTAACGCTGCTTCCCTATCTTCCTTAGCTAACTTAGCATTCTCTAACCTTTGTTTCTCCAGTCTCTTAGTAGCATCCTTATTATTATCGTTTATTACTGCTTTAATATCATCTACACTAACCTGAATTGCTGTAAGAGAATCCATAAAGGGAGCAAGTCCCAGATCATTAGCACCACTTCCACTAACTTTAACTATATCTCCTCCAGCACCAGGAGTAGTAGGAGCTAGTGCTCCACCAGGACTAGCAACTAAAGATCCTGCAGGACTAGCAACTAATGCTCCTCCTCCACCATCTCCACCACCAAACATTTTTTTAGCTATATCCTTTCCTTTTACTTTCTTCTTCTTAAGTACTGACTTTACAGCTCTCTTTGCTCCCCTCTTAACAACACCTTTAACAGCCTTCTTAGCCATACCTTTAGCTGTTGCCGTCGTTATTTTCTTGAGTGCCATCTTACCAAGCACCTTTAAAGCCATTATTGTCCCAGATACTACTGCCATATCAACTCATTATATTGTAGATGGATTTAATAACTGCCACTGTAATATTATTACTATCAGTAGAAGAAAATTTAGGAGCACCAGAACCAGAATCTCCAGAAGAAGATACTCTACCAGGAGGTTTAGATCCTCCTCCACCTACTACTATTACCTTACTCTTCTTAGAAGGTGGATCAATAGTAGGAACTTCTCCACCACCAGCAAACTTCATCATTGTAGGTTTATTAGTTCCCCCACCTTCAGCATTCATCTCCTTTAACCTATCAACACCAATCTGATCAACAGCACCCTTACTCATTACAAACTCACCTGGAGTTAGCATTGCTGGTACTGTATCTCCAGTGCCAGAACCAGGAACCTTACCTCCTTTATTATATCCCATGATATTTCCAGGAGCAGTGTCAATAACATTGTGTCCTGTACCAAGAGTGAAGTTAGAATAAGGAACAAATCCTCCTCCACTAAATCCTTGAGGTTGATCATCACCACTAGCAAACTGTGATCTAGGATCTGCTTTTTCCTTTCTAAAAGGACGAGCAAACAAGTTACCAATATCTTTTGTTCTTGTTCCAAGAGATTTAGTAGTTGCCTTAGCAGTTATTGCATCAGTACCACCACCTCCACCACCAATACCAGGAAGTCCCTCCAATCCATCTGCACCAGCTTCTCCAGGTGCTCCAGCAATACCATCTGCACCATCCATTCCAGACTCTACCTCAGGTACTTCTCCTCCACCAGCCATTGCTACTCCTTCATTCTTTTCCTGTGCTGTTTTAGATAAAGGTATTGTAGGAATATCAGGAGGTCTAGGAATATAAGGAATTTCTGGTAAATCTATAGGAGGTATCTTAAGTAATCCTGTCGCTTTATTAAAAGTTTTTAATAAACTTTGTGTTCCTTTATTGATACCATTAATAAGAAGATTAATTGGAGCGCCAGTAATCAACCACAAACCTTTAATTACTAAATTAACTAATCCTATAAGTGCATTAAAAAAGTTTTTAATTGGATCTAAAAGTTGACCAGGATCTTTAAGTATACCCATTATTCTATTAACCACTGCTCCCACAAAGGTCATAGTAACAAACTTTATTAACTTACCAAGAAAACCCTCTACAGGTTTAGTAACTTGTCCTAATAATTTTTCTTTTAATCCACCCTTCTTATCATCTCCTTCTAACTTACCTTCCCTCTTACTCTTCCTAGAGTCAAGCAAAGCTTGCCTCATATCCTCATCTCTATCCTCAGCTAATTGATTCTGAGTATCTAATACATCTTTAATTTCTACTACACTAGTATTAATCTCATCAAGTTTCTGCTTGACTTCTCCGTTTAAAAATTTAATAATATCATCTACCTTACTGCCTCCATCATCTTCACCTTCACCTTCACCTTCACGTTCTTCTTTTGGAATATCATCAGCACTAAACTTTCCTTTACCAGGAAGAAGTTTAGATTTATCTGTAATGGGAGAAGGAGCATCCTTCTTAGCATCCTTACCCATCAATTTATCGCCTTTAATAGTAGTCCTCTTCTCTTTAACTCCAGTAGGTCTACTTCCCCCCTTTCTTAACTTTTGCCACTCCTCATTTAATATTATAAACTTTTCTGAATCACCACCCTTATCTGGATGGCTCTTTATCATTGCTTCTTTAATTGATCTCTTATATCCATCACCTTCAAGCTCGTCAAAATCATATCCCATTTCTTCTAGGATATCTAATACAGGATCTACTGTTGGACGAGTGCTAGGCATCAGTTATGCTGTTGTTGTTGCTTGAGTTTTTCATCCTCAAGATGTTGCTTTAACATACCAATGTAAATGTCTCTCTCCCAAGGGATTAAGTTTTCAACTTCTGTTAATGAATATTTATGGTACTGAAGTAGAGCGAAATTAATTTTATAATAACTCTCTAGATCCATATGTACCATCCCTAAGCGAAAAAAGACGATAACCCTTCCAATACTACAGTGCTTTCAACCTTAGTCTTAGGATTAGTAAAGGTAACACTATGAGATAGCTTAGGCATAGTATCAAAAAACTTTTCAATATTCTTAAACTGAAGACTGTTCATCTGCTCTAAGAAATCTTTCACTTCCTTCTTAGTACAATCAGAAGTAGACCATACCTCTTCTTCATTATAGATGCTATCAATACAAGTAGCAATCAAATCAAAAGACTGATCCATGCTTACTTCACCATCACTAAAATCAAAATTAGCTTTAATAAATTGATCTAAAGAAGGATACCTCATCTCCATAATCAAATCATCATCTAATTGTATTTTATTAGTATGATCTTCATTCTTTTGAATTTCAATATCATCTATTTGTATAGTAACAGGAACTTGAGTCTCTCCATCATCAGGAGCAATCAAGTTAACCTCAACTTCCTCACCTACAGATTTACCTCTAATGTTAAGGAATAGATATTCTATATCAAAAGTAGGAAGGTTTTCTACCTTTACTCCTCTAGTCTGAATACAATTTTTCAATACAGTTTTAATTGCATTTGATATATCTTTTGTACTCTCAGTTTCTAATGCTAAAACTAATAACTTTTCTTCTTTAACTAGGAAGGGTCTGTATTTAATTTTCTTTCCTGTAGATGGCAACTCAAGTTCATAAGTCGGCGTAGCAATGGTAGGTAATGGCATAATAATTCTTTCAGTGTTTTATTTAGACTACTAAAAGAACTCTCCTGTAGCCATAAACTTTGCTCCTGGATTCCCAAGTGTAGTCAAATTAAAATAGGCATCTGTATAAGTGGAATCATAATTTTGAAATAAAGATTGATCTTCATTTCCACCTATAGGATTTCCAACTACCATAGGTTCATTATTAACTATCATATCCCTAGTGACAGTTATATCACCACTTCCCTGTTTAACCAAAGCTCTTCTCTTCTGCACATATCTAATAAAATTGAATGATACATTACATTTTAAAACTTGAGCACCTTCATAAGATACTGGCATAGAAGTTAAAGATAAAGGGAAGGCATTAACAAAAGTATATTCTAACATAGTTCTAGGAACCCTAGCACTAGCTTTTCTACTATGACTATACTCTCTCATAAATTGATCCTTTTCAAACTTAGTAATGAAAATATTATTCTTATAAGTTACTGGATATGACATCCTATAACTTACATAAGGAGTTTCGTAAGTAGATGTATCATCTATCCCAGTAATATAATCCATCCAAGTTTCAAATAATTTAAGTACTTTATACTCTCTATCTACATAAAAAGTTAATGATATAGTCTCATCATACATTCTTCTATAAGCCATCTTCTCAGTCACACCAGCATAATCATTAGTAGATTCATGAGTAGTTAAACTAGAACCAGGAAGAGCTGCCTCACAACAAAGTAAATTAACATTATCATAATCTAATGAATTTAAAGATACTCTATCCCTTACTGCCTGAGGAACAGGTATAGTTAATCTATATAAAGAAGATTGTGCTGTATTAAGCAACCTCGACTTTATCTTAGATACTGTTAGTTTTGTTGGCCTGACACCTGCCATCTATAAATATTTGATATTATATATTATGTATAAGAGATGGCTGAAAGTATTAAGAGTAGGTACAAACCAAAGCACCCTCGAAAGTATCAAGGCAATCCAAATAATATAATATGTCGTAGTAGTTGGGAGCGTAAGTTCTGTAGATACTGTGACCTGACTGAGAATATTGTAGCATGGGCTTCTGAAGAGATAAGTATTCCATACATGTCTCCTGTAGATAAAAGACCTCATAGATACTACCCAGACTTTCTAATGAAGGTAAGAGAAAGTAATGGTAGCATCAAAACTTATGTGGTTGAGGTGAAACCTAAGAAGCAAACCAAACCACCAAAGAAAAAAACTAGAGTAACTAAATCATATCTGTATGAACTTACAACCTATGCTATCAACCAAGCTAAATGGAAGGCAGCACAAGAGTATTGTTTAGATAGAAGAATTGAATTCAAACTAATCACAGAAGATGAATTAGGTATCAAATAATGTCAGCAAGAACAGAAGAACTTCAAGATAAAATTGAAGATGAAAATGATCCTGATGATATTATGATGTACATCATGGAGGTGTTTAGTGAAACTGAAATAGTTCCTGATGCAGGTAACTATTATACCTTTGTATATAATGCCAAAACTCCTGGTGTATTTGATGAGTTCCCTTTAGTTGCTGTTACCTTTGTAGATAGGTGGGGATTCCAAGGACTTAACTTTCACTGGGGAACATCAAGGAACTATACTTGGAATGAAATTGTAGGAAGACTACATGTAATCAACAACGATGAGATAGATTACATGCGTTCATTACATTATGCAAACTTTAAGACTAAATAACTAAAAAGATATTAATGACAGTCACTAGCGATCCCATCTTAATAGGAAATAAATCTTTTCTCGCTGAGATAGACAATAATAGCGCTATTTGGAAAAGGATTTCAGAAGGAAGATCTATTACCCAAGAAGAAAAAGATACTGCTGGTAAATATTGGGACTCTAGTGATAATACAATAGATTATGCTAAGATATATGATTTAGATTTTGGTCCCAACTACTTAGAGCAACTGGGTGCTAGTGATGATTGGATGATTGAAGCATTAAGTAATCCATCATATAAAGATGCCTTTAAGAAAGCAACAGGAAAAGTAGGAGCAGGAATAGGAGCAGCATCAGCATCTTTTGGAAACATAGCAAAAAAACTTTGGAATCCTACTCCTCTTAACACAAATCCTAACTATAAATCCACTTCAAGTGGAGGAGGAAGTACTCTATATTATCCAATTAATAGAGATAGAAAAGATTATGATTACTTACAAGTAGGAGCTTATCAATATGCACCTAATAAATTTGGTAAAGGTGGTTCGGGTATAACAGCAGAAATAGATTCTGAAAGTAGGAACTTAAAACCTAAATCTGGAGGAGCTCAAAAAGTATTTCTTCCTATGCAACCATCAGGATTGCAAGAAGGAAATAGTGTAGGTTGGGGACAAGATCAAATCAATGCTATTGAAGCTGCAATGGCTAACATAGCAGGTTCAACTGTAGCAGGAGCTTCAGAAGACTTTTCGCAAGCTGCAGCAAATGCAATAGGTAGCACTGGAGATGCTTTTAAAAAGCTTTTAGGTGAAGGAGGAATAACTAAAGATGATGTAGCTGCTTACTTTGCAGGACAAGCAACTGGAAAGAATGTTCTTACTAGGACTACTGGTAAAGTAATGAACCCCAACTTAGAACTTCTCTTCTCAGGTCCAGCATTAAGATCATTTAATTATACCTTTAGGTTTACTCCTAGAGAACAAAAAGAATCACTAATGGTTAGAAGGATTATTAAATTCTTTAAAAAATCTATGGCTCCCATACTTAGTAAAGACGGAGGATTATTTTTAGAATCTCCTCATGTATTTAAATTAAAATACATTCATAAAAATGGAGGACAACATCCATTCTTAAATAAAATTAAACCTTGTGCTCTTCAAAATTTTAGTGTTCAATATGCTCCTGATGGTTCATACATGACATATAAAGATGGATCTATGACTGCATATAATATCAGTCTAACCTTTGGAGAAATTAATCCAATATATGATAAGGATATTGATGAAGGTTCAAACGATATGGGATTCTAACAATGACACAATCTTATTTTAAACAACTACCAAACTTAGAATACATCAATAGAACTAAAGGAAATAAAGATATTTCCAACTATATTACTGTGAAAAATTTATTTAAAAGAGGAAGAATCCGTCCAGATATATTTGGCAACCTAAGTTATTTCACAAAGTATAAAATAATTGGGGATGATAGACCTGATAATATTGCTAATGAAATATACGGTAATCCTAATCTAGATTGGGTAGTTCTTTTATCTAATAATATACAAAACATTCAAACTGAATGGCCACTACCTCAGACATCTCTAGATGAATTTCTTCTAGAAAAATATGAAACCTATGAAAAATTAAACTCCACTCACCATTATGAAACTGTAGAAATTAAAAATTCTAAAGGAGGAGTACTACTTCCTGGTGGTTTAGAAACTCCTAACAAATGGAAAACTAACGGAAATTATATTCAAGTAATCAATACAAAAATAACTCAAATCTCAGGAACTGAATCTAAAATAGCCACTGTTACTATGAACAATGGTATTAAAAATTTAAAGGTAGGATCTGAAGTATTAATTCAAGGAGTATCTGAAGATACTTATAATGGAAGATTTCCTGTTACAGAAATACTTTCTGTAGGGGATGTTGTAATTAGATTTAAATATGTCTTACCATCTATCCCAGAAAAGAAAACTATAATTAATTACTCTGGAGGAGAAGAAGTTATCTTTACTGTACTAGGAAGCATTGGAACTGGAAATGCATACTACTATGAATATTATGATGACAATGCTTATCATACTATTCCAGCAGCCAATATAACTAAAGCAGTTACTAACTATGAGTATGAAATAGAAAAAGAAAATGAAAAAAGAAATATTTTTATACTAAAACCAGATTATCTCAGTGTAATCTTTAATGATATGGATGAAATTATGCCATATAAAAAAGGTGCCGCTCAATATGTAAGCGACACCTTGAAGAAAGGAGAAAATATTAGACTATATCAAAACTAACTATCAGCTAACTTTTGAAAGTAACTGAGAGCATCATCCTCTTCTGAACTAGCAGATGCTACAGGAGCTGCTGCTACTGGAATTTGTTCTTCTTCAGATACAACTTCCTCATCCAGTCTAGGAGCTTGGACAGGTTTCTGTCCCAAGACAGTCTTAAGACGTCTCTCCAAATCTTCATATGACTTAAACTGATCTGGTGCGGTAATAGCAGATAGAGAATACTGCTTCTTCCACAATGCTTCTAATGCATCATCATCATCTAGTAAAGGTGCTACCTTATC